CTAAGTGCATATAAAGCTATGTCTTGTGCACCTGTCCTAGTTTTTCCCCAGCCACGACCAGCTAAGATAAGCCATATATAATGTGGCGTTTCTTTTGGTTGTAGCTGTTTGACTCTAGCAGTTTCTAACCAATCAGTGCGTAACTCCATTGCCTTGGCTTCTGCGTTGTTCTTCAACTGAGTCAAGGAGTTCCATAGCTCTTCTGAAGGCGTCTGTGTTTTCTGTGAATTTAGCATCTATATTGTGTGTAGCTTCTCCTAAAGCAAGTTTAGTTATCCTTTGTGCAATTGATACTGCGTTTGCCAATGATGTAATATCGTTTGCTTTTAATGACTTTTTCCCATTCTGCATAGCGACACTGTTTTCTTGTATCATTATTCCTACTGTAGTGAATAAACCTTTCGCTAATGAAATAGTGGTGTTATCAATTTTTATTGATTCAGATGATAATTTTTTTATTCTTTCATCATCTAACTTTTTTTGGAACTCAGCTTTGAATTGATCTTTTTGCACTTTCCACTGCTCGTCCCTTGCAGTTCTGTAAAGTGTAGATTGTGCTACTTTGTATTTATCAATCAGATCATCAAGGGTTGGGAATAATTTATCAACTCCTTCGCCATTACCATGCACAAAATCATTTCTAATCTTTGCTTTGATAGTATCCGTAAGTTTGTTCTTAGATGTTTTTTTGTTCATATTTTCTAGAATATTACCAGTATAGTATTCCAAAAACGCTTTAAAAACAAAGAAATTGATCAATATTAGTATAAATATTCCATTAAGGGCTTTACATTTATATGAAATCAAGGAATACTAACTGTATATAAATTGATAACTAGGTAAATTAAATGATAAATAATAAAAACTTCCAAAAAGCTGTTCATACTTTTCTAGAGAAAGTGAATAAAACTAACCCTCATTTTGACAAGACACCATCAGAAACTAACAGTTCTGAAAGAATGGGTGGTTGGCTTATACGAGATACAGATAACATGATTATTGGTTTCGTTGGTAATCGTGGTGATGTACAAGTTTATAATTATATTGATGCTTCCCAAGCATCGTAACAAAGGAGCTAATAATGAATAAGACTATTAATAATTTAGCTGTTAAATTACTAGACTCAAACCAAGAAATGGTGGATTGGGATAAATGCTACTCAGACACTGGTGCCTTCGGTCATGGAACAGTATCTCACTGGCTTGTTTTGAAATCTGAATATGAGTGGGTAGGAACGAATACTTCATCTGTACACGATCAATTAAAAGGTGTTTGCCAAGCAATAAGGAATGACAAAATATATAAGCTTAACAGTTCAAGTTTTGATGAAAATCTATTTAGAATAAATGGCAGAGTTGTTAGCGAGTATGTTTTAGATGAGGACGGCAATTATAAAAACTTTAACCCTTTCACTAACGGAACATATAAAAGAAGAATTAAAAAGAAAAAATAAGAGGTATCATGTCAATAGAATGTTTAAACCAAGCTTTAAAGATAAAAGGTCTTACACCTACTAAAAAATTCATACTTGTTATATTAGGTAATTATGCTGATGAGAAAGGTACTTGTTATCCTTCTTATCGCCACATAGCTGATATTATTGGTTTGAAAGATACTAAGGGCGTACAAAGAGCCATCAAAGAGTTTGAGGAAAAGGGTTATCTGAGCATACAGCACAGGGTGAATGATAAAGGTGCGTATACATCAAATAGATATCATCTTAATCTAGCAGTAGGCTCTCAAACCCCTAGGGGTGATGAAACCCTGAGGGAGGGGGTTCAAGAACCCTTTAATACAAAAGAAGATACAAAAACTAATACGAAACCTAATGATAATAATTATATTCATGAGTTTGAAATATTTTGGAAATACTATCCTAGAAAAATTGGAAAGTATCAAGCTAGTATATCTTTCGCAAAATATGATGAAAAACATTACTCAAAAATAATTTATGCAACTAAAGTTTTTGCACAAGAAAATATTAATACTGAGGAAAAATTTATACCACACCCCACAACATTTCTTAATCAACAAAGATATCTTGATTACTTGGGTAAACCTATAATTGATAAAAATTTAAATAATCTAGCAGGATAAACTATGAATATAAGTGAAACATTAATTGAAAACAGAATTAATCTTAAACATCAACAAGAGGGTAATCAAAAAGTTAAATGCCCACAATGTCAACCCCCTCATAACCCTAAAGACACACCCCTTTCTGTAACAATAAACTCAGATGGTGTAGTTTGGAATTGTCATCACTGTGAATGGAAAGGTGGAAGAAAAACAGGTGGACTGCACACACCATATAGAAAGAAGGAATACATAAAACCTAAAGAGCCTGTAGTCAGCAGTGATCAGTTTATGCTCAATTACTTTAAGAAAAGGGGTATCAGTGAACATGTCATCAAGGAATTTAAAATATTTAATGAAAACAATTGGATAGGTTTTCAGTATTTTGATGAAAATGGTTCTTTGGCTAATATCAAGTACAGAACAACGGAAAAACAATTTAGACAAACACCAAACACTAAATCCACCCTGTATAACTTTGATAGGATATGTAACTCAGATACTGTAATTTTCACTGAGGGTGAAATGGATGTCCTTTCATTAGCTGAGTGTGGTATTAATTATGGAACAACCCTACCCAATGGTGCACCAAAAGAATACAAGGGTGATGAAAATGATGCTAGGTATAAAGCACTTGAAAATTGCAAGTTGGTTGCCAAGAAAATAGTTTTATTCACAGATAATGATACAAGTGGAAAAGCCTTACATAAAGAACTGTTACATAGATTTGGAAAAGACATATGTTGGTTTGTAAAAACACCTGATAATTGCAAGGATGCAAATGATGTTTTAGTAAAACATGGCGCAATGAAACTCAGAGAGATAATAGAGGGTGCTGAACCATATCCGATTGAGGGTTTACACACTGCTAGAGACTATTATGATCAGATCAATGACTTATATGAGGGTAATTATGAAAAACCCATAGAGGTCGGCTTAGAGGGTCTTGACGAAATATATAAGCCAATGACTGGCACTTTTTGTGTCATTACTGGAATACCTAACCATGGTAAATCTGCATTCCTTGATCAATGCTTAATTAAACTAGCTGAAAATCATGGTTGGTCTTTTGCTTTGTTTTCACCTGAACATTCTACCTCTATGCATATTAGAAGATTATTACAGATGTATACTGGCAAATCATTTGATGAGGGTTATGGCAATAGAATGAGCAAAACTGAAATGGTCACAGCACTTGAATTTATACACAAACATTTTTATTTTATTGAAACAAAAGATGCCATACCCTCAATTGATTTAATTTTGAACATTGGTAAAAGTGCAATATATAAACATGGCATCAAGGGTTTGGTTATTGACCCATTTAACGAGGTATCAGCAATTAGAAGTGGGAACCAAAGAGAAGATGAGCATATAAGAGACTTTATTTCTTTATGTAAAAGATTCACAAGGATTTATGAAATATGTTGTTGGGTGATAGCTCATCCCACTAAACTGCCTAAAAGCCAAGACGGTTCTTACACACCACCGACTGCTTATGATATAAGTGGTGCTGCACATTGGCACAACCAAGCTGATGCAGTATTAACTGTTCATAGAGACTTTGATAACAACAGCACAAGAGTTATAACAAGGAAAATAAGAGAACAGGGGTTATACGGAAAAATTGGTGAAGCCAAGTTCACATATGATACAAGCAAACATATATTCAAAAAGTACGAAAATGAAGAAGATGACTGGGATGACTATGTCAGCAGATTCAAGGGTTGATGTAGGCACATATATCTAATGCTAATTGTTCGCTTTCTTCTTGAGTGTTGAGAGTGTGAATATTTAGATGTGTTGATAGTAATTTATTTTCTTTTATATTCCGTAATTTTGTAGCTCTGCCTTTTATAAATTTTTCGCTTTGATTATCACCTCTCAATTCGTGTCGTTTATTTAATGTATCTTCGTCATTTTCTAATAAAATAATTTTAGTCTTGTATTTAT